TCACTTTCACCATCGCTCTTCAGAAGGTAATATCTCATATCTAGGTTGTCCATATGAAATGACATGGAGTGATTTTGAAGACCAGAAAGGATTTCATATATACGATACAGAAACACGCGAGTTGGATTTCGTACCTAACCCACTACAAATGTTTTATAAGTTTTCATATGATGATGCTGATATGACCATCGAAGGTCTAGATGATATCGACTTTTCTGTTTTCGACAGTACATATGTCAAATTGATTGTCAAGAACAAAACCAACCCATACCTGTTTGACTTATTCGTTGACCGTATTGAGAAAGCAGGGGTACAAAATTTACAAGTCATCGAAGATGTTTTAAACCTTGACATGGACGATGAAAGTGGTATAATTGATGAAGCTAAATCTACTATTGAGATGCTAGAGGGTTACGTTGACCAAATTGAGACTGCGGTCAGCAAACGAAAACTTAAAGGTCTGTTCAATAGTCTATACACTGAGGCTCTAACTCTGGAGTAAATATTGATTACATTTAAATGCATTCGGTATAAGAATATCCTAAGCACAGGAAATGCTTTTACCGAGATTGATTTTTTGCGAAACAAGACAACACTGATTATTGGAGAGAATGGCGCTGGTAAAAGCACAGTGCTTGATGCATTGTCTTTTGTGTTGTATGGCAAACCATTCCGCAAGATTAATAAACCACAACTGGTGAACTCTATCAACGAGAAGGGTTTGCTGGTTGAGGTTGAGTTTGATGTTGGCAAGGGTTCATATCTCATTCGTCGTGGCATCAAACCCGGTATTTTTGAGGTGTATCAGAATGGCAATCTGATTAGTCAGAATGCATCTGTGCGTGACTATCAAGATTATCTAGAGAAGAATATTCTCAAGATGAACCACAAATCATTTAGTCAGGTTGTGGTTCTAGGCTCATCCACCTTTGTGCCATTCATGCAACTCACTGCCGCACAGCGTCGTGAGGTCATTGAAGATCTACTAGACCTACAAATCTTCTCTACTATGAATACACTTCTCAAAGAGCGTATGTCTGAAAACAAAACAGACATTCGTGAGATTTCATATCAGATTGACTTGATTGATGAAAAGATTGAGATGGAGAAGAAACATCTAAATACTATGGTGATTAACCATAGAAAGACTATCGATGTTAAGAGACAACAAATTTCAGACTTTGAAAAAAAGACTTCAGACGAGAGCGAAAGACTTTCGGGACTTCAAACTCAAATTAGAACTTTGGAAGACCGAATCTCAGATAAGGACTCTACTGAAGGCAAGAAAGGAAAAGTTGTTGACGGACTAAAGACACTGCAACAGCGAGTCAAGAAGTACAATAAAGAGATAGACTTCTTTCATGACCATGAGAACTGCCCTACTTGTCAACAAGATATTTCTATTCACTTCAAAGAAGAGGCCGTCAAGTCTCGTAATGAAAAACTGGTTGAGGCAGTAGAGACTATTGAGGCACTACAGAAAAAACGTGGTGAGTTAGAGTCAAGACTAGAAGAGATTGTAGAGGTTACAAAAGAAATCTCTGATTTGAATAGTCAAGTCTCTGACCACAATCGTAACATCTTTACCTACAACGAGTTTATTTCTTCTCTTAACAAAGAGATTACTGAACTATCAGAGAAGGTAGATGAGGTGAAGAATAATGGTACTAGCATCGACGAGTTGAAAGAACAACTAACCAACTATCAAAAGCGCAAGACTGAGTTGACGGAGGAACACACGATGTTTCGTGTTGGTTCTGATATGCTCCGTGACTCGGGCATCAAGTCTCAGATTATCAAACAATACATCCCGGTCATTAACAAGTTATGCAATCACTATCTACAGCAACTAGGCTTCTTTGTCCAATTCGAGCTCGACCAGAACTTTAATGAAAAAATCAAGTCAAGGTTTCGTGATGAGTTTAGTTACGACTCGTTTAGTGAAGGTGAGAAGATGCGTATTGACCTGTCTCTTCTATTCACATGGCGAACCGTTGCAAAACTAAGGAACTCTGTCTCAACTAATCTTCTTCTGATGGATGAGGTATTCGACTCAAGTCTAGACGGCAATGGTACTGAAGAGTTCTTAAAGATACTTGAGGGCTTGACAACAGATACAAATTGCTTTATCATAAGTCATAAGGGTGATGTAATCATAGATCGCTTTAGACATATTGTAAGATTTGAAAAACATGGAAACTTCTCAAGGATAGCAGCATAATGGATAAACTCTCACTCACGAATGAACTTCTATACACACCTACAGTAAATTTCGATTTCTACAATCCACCCGTGAGTCCTGCTGAGTTGGTAGATGCTATGGCAGAACTCATGTGTGAGAAGGGTGGTATTGGTCTTAGTGCTAATCAATGTGGGTTGCCATGGTCAGTATTCATCATTGGAAATCCTGAGAATCGTGAGTCTATTATTCCTGTGTTCAATCCTATGATTGTAAGTTATTCTGATGAGGAAGAGTATGCAGAGGAGGGTTGTCTCTCGTTTCCTGGTTACCAACTAAGAGTAAAGCGACCAACAGAGATCAGAATTAGAATGTCAACTGTTGACGACAAGAGGGATACGGCTCGTTTTAATGGCCTGACCGCCCGTGTCGTCCAGCATGAGATGCAGCATTTACGCGGTGAAGATTTCAGAAAGTCAGCGCGGCGACTAGATAGAGAACGTGCCGATAACAAGTACAAACAATGGTTACGGAGACAAAAACGTGCGGCGTGAGAAATATGTTATACTATTTTATCTGTACTCAGATCCTATAACTAAACTTCCTAATATTCCACATAATGTCTGGAGAACAGAATTCTGTGGTCTTAGTAAAAAACAAAAATTGAATGACACTCCACCAGAAGTGAGAAAGGATATCAAGTGGGCTTTTGCTGAGTATATTCATCGTATTAAAGCAGAGTTTCCGTTTAAGAAAAGTAAAGACACTGAGGATGATATCGGAAAACTGTTTTTGAAGTTTGTAAATAAGTCTACTGAAAATGAAATTCAGTATGACTTTTCTTTCAACCTTAGAGATGAGGAAGGTGAACCACTTGATCCACCATTCAAAGTGTCATCTAACATAGATGAAAAGTTTGACTATAGGTATAAGTATGAAAACAATCCTTTGGGAGTTATCAACAAATCTCATGCGTATAATAAAGTAAGCGATTATTTTCAAGAGGAAAATCGTATGGATTGTGGCTCTAATAGTGTTGACTCACCATTAGAGATTTGGTGTAATAAGGATAAGTTGGCACAGATGAATTGGCACTGGTGGCGTGAAGGTGCTGTTAAAACTTGTAATATTGATGAGAAGCGTATCAGGTCTGGTTTCAGACTCGGCACCTACATTGCAACTCAGTTTAGACCAATGGCAGCAAAGACCATCTTTGATAAGTATGAGGCAGTAAACGTAGTAGATACAAGTTGTGGATGGGGTGACCGTTTAGCAGGGTTCTATGCAAGCGAGTCTACAAAACTTTATGTGGGTTGCGATCCTAATCCTGCTGTGTTTAAGGCTTACAAAAAACAGTGCAAGTTCTATGAGAAAACTTTAGAAGGTAAATTATTTGAACCTGACATCATTGATGAAGAAAAATATTTTGAACTTAAAGGAGTAAACAAGACTGTAAAGATTTGGAACTTACCATCCGAGGATGTTGACTGGAGTCAATACTACAATACCTTTGACCTTTACTTCTCATCACCGCCATACTTTGATACCGAAAAATATGGTCAAGGAAAAGATGGAGATGAAAATCAATCTTGGTCTAGGTATCAGACATTTGAAGAATGGAAAGATTTTTTCTTTGGTGTTACGAAAAAAGTTTACAAAACTCTTCAGTTGAACGGAAAAATGATTATAAATATAATTGAACCTCGCACAAAGAAAGGCACCCGCTATAATCTTTGTGACGACATGGTGGATGAAATAGAAAAAACCACTAACTGTGTTTATGAAGGCAAACTAGGCCTCCGTATGATGGGACGCCCTAATGCTGAAAGAAAACCATATCCAAATATAGGAGTGTTTGGATATGGTAAACCTGAACTCCAGGGCTGCGTGATTGAACCGATTTGGGTATTTAAGAATGAAGTTAGGAAAGTGTGAAGATTTTGATGATGTATGGTCTGTTTTCCAACAGAACAAGCAGTGGTTTCCCCATGTCAGGTCTTCTCATATCAAGAACAGACTTAATCTAGACCTGCCGTCTAAAGGCAGCGTCATCTGGCAAGATGGCGTTGTGATAACTTATCAGGTCTATAAGAAGAAACGCAAGATATCAGCTAACAGCGATATAGTCTTGAATGCTGGAGATTGCGTGATTCATCAAATTGTTGCACGAGACAAGGGGAATGGTTCTGCTTTCAAAGTTATGAAAGAATTTCTTTTTTCTATTGACAAAAATATCTATCTTACTGTAAGATCAGATAACGTGGTTGCAAACAAATTCTATGAGAAACTTGGTATGCAAATTGTAGGTAAAACATATTGGGGTAAAGAAAGTATCCCAGGAAAGGTTTGGAGGTTTTCAAATTAATGCCCTTAGATAATAATGAAGACAGAGTAGTATATGATATTTCAAAGTTGCCTGATAATTATGAGGCTTACTTATATTTGTATACAGTCACATTTGATGGTCATGAAAAAAAGTATGGTGGGTATCATAAAGGTAAATGGGATGGTACTTACAACCACTCTTCTCAAAATGAAGAATTTGTACAGCATTTAGCAGAAGCTGAAAAAGTTAAATTCGAAATCTTAGAGACTGGTTATGACTACGATATGAAAACTAAAGAACACGATTTCTTGCATGAGAATAATGCTAAAAACTCAGAGGATTTCTATAATAATAATAATGGCGGTGGTAAAGGTGTAACTACTAATCGTCATTGGAAAAGATTACTTAAAAAGATACGGAGATGTAAATCTTTACAGAGTAAAATCCGAAAAGTTCCTGTTTCTGAATTGAAAAAATATAAGAAATATCAAGTCAGATCATCCGATGATTCTGATGCGATGGAGGATATCGCTAATCGACTAAAACTTGAACAGGGCAATACAGACCATTTAATGGTTCATGTTCTTGAAGATTTCTACGGAACTGGTAAACATCTCATTATTAATGGCAATCATACAATATTGGGTGTGATACACGCAGATTATAAACATGATGTAAAACTGAACACTATGTTTATTCCTAAAAGTGAATGGAAATTTCTTGTTGGTAAAAAAGAAGGAGTAATCACTAAAGCTGTAAGAATGTTGGCAAATGGTCTAAATCCAAACGAGAAGCATCGCAGTTTAGGGACCAGAAAAACAGAAGTAGTGAAAGAAATTTATGAATCAAAGATTAACGATGGCATTGAATTTGATTCACCAAGACACATGGAAGACTTCATGGGGGATCCTTGGTTTTTTACGCCAGAGCAAGTAGAAAAATGTCAGGAAGATGCAGCAAAACAATATAATCGACATGATTATAAACTTACGGGGAAGAAATACAAAAGTGAAAAAACATTACAGAAAGAAGTAAAAAATTTAGCTGCTGGATATAATAAGCAAAAAAATACCATTGCTGTTTCTTTTAGTTCTGGTAAGTTAGATATTGGTAAGATAGTCCATAAAACTTATGAGGTAAAAGACAAACTAGAAAATCCAAAACAACTTGTTTTGTGTATTTACCATCCAATTCCTGGCATAAAAGACCCTGTGGCTGCATGGCAGACTAAAGTAAAAAAACCTCAAAATGATAAACTTCTATATAAATTAATACAAGAGGATTGGGGTATAACTGTAAAGTATCACTTTATCGAAGCTCTAGAATCTGACGTTACAGAAACAGCTTGACAACCCCTAACACATGACATATAATGGTTCATTACATCAATAGGAGTGAACATGATTGAATATAAATTTGATGAAGACCGCTTAGTGCGTGAGTTGAAGACATACATCGATAGCACCTACGGCGCTCATTATAGTCAGTCTAAGTTCCAAGCAACAGAGTTTATCTTTGACATGGGTCATGTTCAAGGACTTGGTTTCTGTCTTGGAAATGTTCTGAAGTATGCACAACGATATGGAAGAAAGGAAGGATACAACAGAAAAGACTTGATGAAGGTCTTACACTATGCTATTATGGCTTTATATTTACATGACACTGAGAAGGATGATTAAATAATGGAAGTTGAAATTACTGTTGAACAACTACAAGAAAGAAAGATTATGGTTGCTACACCCATGTACGGTGGTATGTGTGGTGGTCAGTATACTAAGTCTTCAGTTGACCTTGGTCAGCAAGCTGCCAAGTATGGATTAGATATTGGTTTCTACTACATCTTCAACGAATCACTTATCACACGCGCGCGTAACTATTTGGTTGACGAGTTCATGCGTTCGCACTATACTCACCTGATGTTTATTGATGCAGACATTGGGTTCGATCCACAGGACGTACTATCGCTCGCTGCAATTGCTGACCCAGACAGTGACAAAGAAATTGTGTGTGGTGCATATCCAAAGAAGACGATTGCTTGGGAGAAGATTAAGCGAGCAGTTGATAAGGGTGCTGCTGATGAAAATCCACAAGCACTCGAAAACTATGTCGGTGACTTTGTGTTTAATCCGGCACCTGGCGTATCTGAGATTCGTATCAACGAACCAGTCGAGGTGCTAGAGGGTGGCACTGGGTTCATGATGATTCAGAAGTCTGCGTTCGAGAAGTTTGGTAATGCACACCCTGAGTTGCTATACACACCAGACCATGTACGAACTGAGAACTTTGATGGGTCACGACAAATCTATGCCTACTTTGATACAGTGATTGACCCTAAGTCTAATCGGTATCTGTCAGAAGATTATATGTTCTGTCAGTGGGCTCGTGATCTAGGAATCAAAGTATGGATGTGTCCATGGATGCGATTGAAGCATATGGGTACATACATCTTTGGAGGCGACCTTGCCTCACTTGCCAGCGTTGGCGTAACCGCAACCGCAGACGTATCTGCACTTGGAAAAGAAAAGGCACTAGCATAATGGAGAATATGATGAAACTATCTGAACAAACTGTTGAAGTGCTACAAAACTTCTCATCTATCAATAACTCACTTGTATTCAAGAAAGGCACTGTGCTTCGTACCGTGTCTCCACAAAAGACCGTACTTGCTGAAGTAGAGGTGGGCGATAACTTCTCACGCGACTTTGGTATCTATGACTTGAGTCAGTTTCTATCAGCACTTACTCTTGTGCAAGACCCAGACTTAGATCTTGGTGAACAAGGTATGACTATCAGCGATGGTAATGGCACCGCACTAGACTATCGGTATGCTGATCCTAGCATGATTGTTCAACCACCTGAGAAGGCACTAACACTTCCTGACCTTGATGCATCATTCACATTACAAGACTCAACTCTTCGTGATGTGCTACAGGCAGCCCGCGTTCTAGGTGTTCCTGATATTATCGTCAAGGGTGATGGTTCACAGATTACCATTAGTGCTGGTGACTCTAAAAATAGTTCTATGAACACATTCTCGAAAACTGTTGGCACCACCACAGATGAGTTCACTCACATCTTTAAGGTTGACAACATGAAGATGATGGTGCTAGAATACAATGTTGAGATTTCCAGCAAGGGCATCTCTAAGTTTTCTACTGCCGATGGTCGTGTGACCTACTTCGTTGCAACAGAGTCACGGAGTTAGTATGGTAGAAAAAACAGAACTCTATATGTCACTTAGAATTCTAGGTGAAGAAACTACTGCTTCTCGTCTACACGCGGAAGACGTAACCTGGAATGATCTTATGAGTGACTTCATCTCATTACTCACTACGGCTGGATATCAAATTAAAAGCAGAGTGATTGAGGTTGATGAAAACGGTCGTGTCGTATCTGACAAACATCGTGGTTTAGACAGACTGTATTATGATGAAACACCGGACGGAGCGTATCGGTAAATGTTGAAAGGTTTATTATGTCAGATTATCTATGGGTCGAACACTATCGACCAAAATCTATCAAGGAGTGTGTGCTACCTCAAAATCTAAAAGACGTATTTCAAGCGTTTGTCGATCAAAAACAAATACCAAATCTTCTTCTCAGTGGCGGGCCGGGTGTCGGTAAAACTACCGTTGCCCGCGCTCTGCTAACTGAGTTGGACCTTGACTACATTGTCATCAACGGGTCTATGAAGGGTAACATCGACACACTACGAACTGAAATCCAGCAGTTTGCTTCATCTGTATCTTTCAATGGCAAGCGTAAGTATGTTATTCTTGATGAAGCAGACTATCTAAATCCACAGTCTACACAGCCTGCTCTTCGTAACTTCATGGAAGAGTTCTCCAACAACTGTGGTTTCATCTTGACTTGTAATTTCAAAAATCGTATCATTGAACCACTACATAGTCGATGCTCTGTTGTAGAGTTTAATATCAGTAAAAAAGATCTCGCTAGTCTAGCACCTCAGTTTATGAAGCGTGTTGAGAATATTCTGAAGATGAAGGGTATTCAATATGACCAGAAAGTCATCGCTGAATTGATGATGAAGCATATGCCAGACTGGCGGCGTATACTTAACGAACTTCAACGATACTCTGTCACTGGTAACATCGACGTTGGTATTCTTACTAACATGAGTGATGAGTCCTTCGACTCACTAGTCAAGATGATTAAGAAGCAAGAGTTTACAGGTATTCGTAAATGGATCGTAGACAACTCTGATATTGAAACAGCAAGTTTGTATCGTAGTCTATACAATCATGCAAGCAAAAATATGAAGGCTGCCAGTATCGCGCAGATGGTTCTCATTCTTGCTAAGTATCAATATCAAGCGGCATTTGTTGTTGACCATGAAATCAATAATGTAGCGTGTCTCGTAGAACTCATGACAGACTGTGACTGGTCATGAACCCGTTTGACTTTGTAACTGATATCAATCTAGGCAAGAAGGATATCATCACCAACTCTGAAAACCCAGAACTAGCAGAAAGGACATATAACCCCTATCTAACAAACAAATCACTGTCATACTTCGTTGATACGGTTCACTATGCTAACGAGATGAATATGCATAGTGACCTAGACCATATCATGCAATATTCGTTTCTACTAAATATTGTGCGGAAACGTAAGCGTTTCTCTAAATGGCACAAAACTACTGATGATGAGGACTTGCAGGCTGTCATTGACTTTTATGGATACTCAGTCAAAAGAGCAAAGGAAGCACTCAAAATTCTTAGTGATGAGCAATTGGCAACAATAAAAGAAACGATGAGTAAAGGTGGTATGAAATGACAGACCTAACTACGATGGTTGAGGTACATCTCAAGAATGAAGATGACTTCCTAAAAGTAAAAGAGACACTAACTCGCATTGGTGTTGCATCTCGAAAAGATAGAAAGCTTTATCAATCCTGTCATATTCTACATAAGCAGGGTAGATACTTTATCGTGCATTTCAAAGAACTGTTTGCTTTGGATGGTAAACCATCTGACTTCCATGAGAATGAAGCAGACATTGCAAGACGCAACACGATTGCTAATCTACTGGAGCAGTGGGATTTGGTCACGCTTGTTGACGCAAGCAAGATTGCAGAACCACAGGCACCTTTAAATCAAATCAAAATCTTGCCCTACAAAGAGAAGGGTGAGTGGGAACTAGTAGCAAAATATAGTATTGGACGTAAAAAATAATTTGTGGAGAAGTGAAGTGGATATTGTACCTAATGTTAAATTTATGACTCGTGTTCGTGATGACTCTATTGACGGACCTAATCCTTACACCTGGAAAACTGTTACATCACATGAGTTGTTCTTAGGCAAACGTGTGGTTCTATTCAGTCTGCCGGGTGCATTTACACCTACCTGTTCGACCTTTCAACTTCCAGGCTTTGAAGAAAATTACGATAAGATTCTTTCTAGGAGTATTGATGAGGTATACTGCATCAGCGTTAATGACTCGTTTGTCATGAATGCTTGGGCAAAGTCACAGGGTATCGAAAAGGTAAAAGTCATTCCAGATGGCACTGGCGAGTTCACTCGTTTCATGGGTATGCTTGTCGATAAAAGTCATCTAGGGTTTGGCATGCGCTCATGGCGATATATGTGTGTGTTACAAGATGGTGCCATCGAAAAGATGTTTCATGAGCCCGGTATCAACAACACAGGCGATGATGACGATCCTTATGGTGAGACTACGCCAGAACGAATGGTTCAATATCTAGGAGGATAATCTATGTTTGGTAAACTTGAAGTCGATGATAAGCAAGCGATATCAGAGCATCGTACTCGCACTATGCTGCTAGAAGCAAGTAGGTTGCACTTTGAATCATACATTCATAAGCACCGTGCTAACATTGAGGTGCTTCTACGTCATACAGTCGGTCTAGCAGAGCATCCTGACATCATGGAGACGATTGAGAAGGAACTAGAGATTATGGCTGAATATGATGATAAATTAGAAATGCTGAAAAAATATTTCTAAAAGGGCTTGACATTTGCTTTCATATACATTATATTAGGTATGTAAATTGATGAAAGAGAGTGAATGACATGAACGCGATGAAGTTTGAAAAAGCCCATAAGAAAGCGATTGATATCGTAGACTCTTGGGTATCGACCAACACCGAGTGGGAAGTCATCATCATCAAAAATGTCAAAGATATGTATGAACTTTGGTTAGAAGATGACACGAAAGGTTTTCGTGATAACGAACTTATGGGTATCTACGATACTTTCGATATCGCAGTTCGGAATGCTGAATGCATGGTCGATGTATATGAACCTGCTTGGGGTAACCCTGACGATTGGACCCCGCGCGCTCGTGGATGGTGTGAATAAGGATGAATGTCATGCGTAACACTATTGCTAAAGACCTGCGTACATCTAAGTACGCAAAAAAAGTAGTTGCTTCTAAGAAGCACTACACTCGTAAACTCAAACATAAAGGTAACTAGATTATGAAGAACTATGTGAAGATCCTTGCCGTGAGTGCAGTCGCACTGTCTCTCGGCGCTTGTAATGTTGCCACTATTGCTCCCATGGCTGGTGCTGGTCTTGGTGGTGCTGGTGGTGGCGCACTCGGTAGTCAGTTTGGCAAAGGCAAAGGCAAACTGATTGCAACTGGCGTCGGCGCTCTGTTGGGTGCTTTCGGT